TTCTGAGCTTGTCTAGCTTGTCTCTGTGGGTGATTGACGCACCTACTATTGCGTGAGTAAGTGGGTCAATCAATGCCCAGACCTTGCGTTTAGTTCGCTTTCTCATTCGTGCTTGTAGTTCAGCTTATGGTGTTGGAAACGCATTGCTGCTTCCATTTCGAGTTCTTTGAAGTGTTCGTCAGAGAATAGCCCGATGACATTGCGACCCTCAAACCAAACCTCTTTGATCGACTCGTTATAGGTAGTTTCACCATCGTTCTCATACTCGTAAACTACTGTAACGATCTCGCTACCTTCGCCTGTGGTTGTGTCAAATTCCCAAGTTTTTTCCATCATTGACTCCTGTTAAAAATTAAATGTTAGTCTTGTTTGATTGGTGTTTGAATAGGGATTTACCCTAATCTCCGCAGAAACAAGATATTCCCTCTTCGTTTTTGTCAAACATATCTGTCTGAGCCAAAGCATATTTGTGCATTTCTGCATAACTTGGGCGGTCTTTGCGGAACTTTGCTCCATCGCCATAGGTCTTGTTTGAACTATTGGCGTGAGCTTCCATCTTCATCCACCATAAAGCCCTTTCTGGCTTTTCTTGGATCAGGGACTGAATCTGGTGGGCTGGCTTTAAAAAGCACAAATCACAATTCCCGTGCATCGTTACCCCATTGTTGTTTGGCAATTTAAGGTCAAATACATGGCTTTTCCAAAATGCTCCAACGTGTTCCTTTGTGATTCCTGCCGCCACTAAGGGTGTTCTGCTTCGGTCAATCTTGGCTGCCCTTCTTTGCTCATCTGCTCGAATCCCCACCCAATCCATGTTTTCGTTGTGATGCCAACCCAAGGACTTCAAATAATGGTGAATTACCCGAATCTTCATGTTGATTGTGCATATCCTGGCAACTGGATTTGGAAGATATGGCTTGCCGTTTTGGTTAATTGAGTCAAAGAAAGGCTCACCATTTCGGCTTGCTGTTTCGTAAGTTACAACCTTAAACCTCTCTTTTGGCACTTCGTGGGCTTTGTACTCAAGCCAATTTATTTTGACACCCCAGTTTGTCTCGCAAGCATGGACAAACTCCAAGGTCTCCTCGCACTCTTTCCCAGTATTTGCAAAACAGACAATTGCTTCGGGTGGGAGGCTCATGTCGTGAGCCTGTAGGATTCGATAAAGCATATAAGCCGATGTTCTACCTCCTGAGAAGTTAATACAAGTTGGCTCAATAATCTCAAATGGGTTGCTCATTCCAAACACTCCTTAACGCAAACATCTACTCCTGAAACACTTGAATAAACCTTGGAAACATGGATATTCACAATCTGAGAATCATCCTTGTAAACAACTCCATTCATAGCGTCTTCTACACTTTTAAGCACATTGGATGCATCTGGCTTCTTAATTGGCTTCTCTAAGCCGTTTAAACAGGCTTCTATGCGCTTTTTGGACAAAGACTTAGGGATTGGCGCTCTGATGTACAAATACAGCGTTACAGGGGTTTCCAATGGTTCGCTACTTCCCATTGCTTCTATGGCGGCTTCTTTGATTAAAGTCTCATAGTTTCTTGTTTTGTCAGGGGTGTAAGTTTGGACAAAGTTTCCACGTTTGGCGTATCTTGCTCTTTGTTTGCCAACAGGGTTAGCGTCTACCTTGAAAGTGACCATGAAGCTCATAGCAATGTCCCATCTTTAATTCTGTTCATATATTCTCGGATTCTGTCTCTAGCACCAGTGCCATAAATTCTTTCTGCTCTCTCAAGTCTGGCACGAATGAGATCACGATTCTTTCCCCATTCCCAATTGCGATAGAGTTCCCTAGCCTCTGCTTGCTCTAGGATCACTCTGTCGCTCTCATTGGATATTGTTTTTCTCGAATAAGCCATAGGGGTTTACTCTAGGTCGCCAGTAAGCTCTAAGGCTTTGTTTATCAAGTGGAGAGGGTAAGGAACTCCCTCACGCACCTTGTCTAAGAGTCTCATTGCTTCAAAGTAGTTCATTCTTCTGATGGCGTATAAATGCCAGTCCATTTAGTTGTTTGTTCTTTCATTAAATCTGGTAGCAAGTTAAACAAAATTTTGGTTTGTTGAGGTGAGATTAAGAATTGAGTTTCACGACCGCATTCAAAACACTCTTGTTTGATAACAAAATAACCGCAATCAGAAACATAAACTTCTGTTGGGTATGAATCTTGTAAACGCATTTTTATTTCCTTAGTTCAGCTAGTCTTGCTCGGATATGTTCAGGCATAGGGGCGGCTTTTTTTCTGTCGGCCTCAATCTTTGCCAAGGCAGGATCAATTTTCACTTCAACTTTGATCCCGAATGATTCTGGAATCTCTGCCCCATCCCATCTTTGTTGGTTCAAATAGACCAAAGGTGCAGGAATAAAAGCACCATCGTCTTTTCTCCAAGCATCAGTTGTTTTCATCCACTCAATGTGCTTAATGATCTGATCTGCACAGGTTTCACAGTAGTACTTTTTCCACTTTACAAGACAGGCAGCCTTGCCACCTTTTCTAAATGACTTAGGCCATGCTGCCCAAAATAATTCAAACTTTTCCATGTTCATCCTTGTATGTGTGTATTTGTTTCCAAACATTCCCACACATTAAACAAATTTCCCTGTCCTGTGAATCAGGATAAACCCTGTATTTTTTCTTTCTCATCCCACCAGTTAAATACATCTTGCAGTATGTATCTCCATCATCCCAAAGGTGAGCACGAGAGGAAGGTTTGTTCGGGTTAACTAAGTAGTTCATACATTTCCTATATATGCTAGTTCAGTTCAGTCGGGTTCAAATTGGCAAATACTCACCTAATCCTGAGTTAACAAGATTAGTGAGTACCTATGCTAGTTTCAGACAAGTCTGGGACGAACATTGGGCTATACCTTACTGATTGCATAGCTTGCAGGATTACACGCCTCAGAGCGTCCTATCTGCCCGTTCCTGCACCCCTTTCGGGTCACTCATGTGGGCTTGGCTTGGGATAGTTCCCCCGTTGCCTCTCAACACAGTTACGGCGGCCTTACGAGCGGTCTACCTGTGTCCAGTCTCTAATGGCTAGGTTCTGAGTCCTACTTTACTTGCAGCTAACTTTGGTCTGCAATCCTTACAGTCCCCAAAAGCAAAAACCCCATAAATCACTCTGTGGTCTTGGCTCTTGGCGAGAGCAACAACAAACGATTGAAAAGAATCAAAAGTTCGCCTGTTGTCAGGCAAGACCACACAGGAATCTATGGGGTTCTCAATTCTTTTCATCGCCTGATGCCACTCAGACAAGTTGGATTATACACAAAACAAAGAGATGTCAAGAAGTTTTTTTAAATAAATTGATTATTTGTGATCTCTTTTGCAGGTTTTGGTCTACCAAGCAATCGTTTAGCTTGTGCGTTCATCACCGCATACTCTGCTTTACTAAAGATACCCTTGGCGTTCCTGATGTCAAAAGGGTTTAGTAAGCAGCGAGTTTCGTCTTTTGGCTTACTCTCAATCAAGTGGTCAGCAAGGGTGTACCTGGCAACTCTGTAGCGACCAACCTTGACCTCTTCTGTGGTTAACTCACCTTTGTATCTCAACTTCTTAGCTGTGGACAATACAGAGGATTTAGGCATCCCTGTTAAATCACAGACTTCTTGTGAAGTAAGTGGCCCATTCTGTAGAGCTTTAATGATCATGGCTTGAGTCATTTGAAAAGGTTCTCCAAATTGATTTGGCGGTTTAGATGTAGTTCTAGCGTTCTGCCAAGCAAAGCAGTAATAGAAGCATCTAAGTCCTCTGGTTCGGTTGTATAAGCATCTGCCATTGTTTGAGAGTACCCAAGCAAGGCTTCAGCGCATCTTTGTTCAAGTATTTCAACGTGCATAAGAAGAAGGAAGTAGGTAGAAGGACTATTTACTAATAGGACAAGTCTTTTCAGATTAGCATAGAAAAAACTTTGCGTAAGTAGGGAAAACCCCTATTAAATAGTTGTAAAACCTGTGGCACATTAAAGGCGTTGGCTAAGTACCTGTGTGAAGTCCATCATGCTAAAAAGTTGCAATGCCATCGAAACTTGAGCCAACTGATTCCATTAGGGGTCATGCAGGGACGAATTGCAAAAACGGACATCTTTGATAAACAAATAGGAGTGAATATGAAAAACCAACCAGCGTTTCCTTGCGAATATGAGGGGCATTTGCCTCAGCGGAATGGCATGACATTGCGTGACTACTTTGCGGCTAAAGCTATGCACTCATTGAGAATTGAGGACGCAATTCTTCACAATGAAGATTGTGATTTTTCAACCATTTATGAAATTGCTGAATCAGCTTATCAACAAGCCGATGCCATGCTCAAAGCAAGGGGCGAATAATGCCGATTCTTAATGGAAAAAAGGTCATAGACCTAGAAGTAGATGGGGTAGATAGCAGAGATTATCCAGACTTCTCTGATGCTTACTTTTCAGGTGGATGCTACGAAGATGGAACACCATTGACAGACGATGAGTTAATTAGACTCTCCGATCTGGCGGCTGATGTTCTTTGGGAAATGGCTTACGACAGTCTCCACTAACATGAAATCACTATTTCAGACCTATTTGGAAGAGTTTTCTGACATTAAATACTGTCCTTATTGTCTGACAATCAAGGGAAACAGAATAGTTTGCTGCCAAGAAGCAGACTTTATCGAGTTCAAGGATTTAGACCTTGACCAACAAACACAAATCATTGATCAAGAGTTAAACGATAATTTTTAAAGGAGTGAATATGTCAATAGAAGCGTTACTTAAAAAAGATGTTAATTCTCATACAGAGAAGAAAAACAACCTTACCTATCTGTCATGGGCTTGGGCATGGGCAGAGGCTCTCAAAGCCGATCCTACTGCTTCCTACAAGGTAGAGATGTTTGGAGACAAGTGTTTCATGGATATCAATGGTACGGCAATGGTGTTTGTTACTGCCACCATGTTTGGCAAACCAATGACCTGTCAGCTTCCTGTAATGGACTACCGAAACAAAGCCATCCCTAATCCTGATGCTTTTGCTGTCAACACC